TAACGACGATTTACATATTCAAAAATGGAGAAAAATAGATGGCAATGGGCCCGCAACCTAAGAAGACTACTGAACAAGAGTTAATTGATGCTTTTATGAATAAAGGAGGCAAGGTTACAAAAGGCAAAACAAAACCTATGCCTCCTGAACTTGGTATTAGTAACAGCACATGGAACAACAAGCAGGCCAAACCTAAAAAGGACGCAAAGAAAAAATGAATATAGAAAAGCGTGAAACATATCATCTACTAAAAGAAGGCCCTAACTTCCGCAGGCGACTGTTAAATGAAGCAACAAGCATGGATAAAGGGATAGTGCAGAAGATGTCAGACGAAGATTTTGCTCTTGCACTACAGGAGTTTCAAAAGTGGGCAGGAGTCAAGAAATGAGTGTACACAGCACACACAAAATGAGATATTCGGACTCATCTTACTACGACGAAATATGCGACAAGTGTATGCAGCCAGATTTTAGTACTCACTCGAACCCAAAACTAAGCGAACCATGCACAAAGGACAACAATGAAGCAATATTTAGAAGCATTAGAACACATATTAACTAACGGCAAAGACCGCAGTGACAGAACAGGTGTAGGAACACGCGGAGTGTTTGGTCACCAAATGCGTTTTGACTTGCGCAAAGAGTTTCCAGCAGTAACGACTAAGAAGCTTGCATGGAAGAGCGTTGTATCAGAACTACTCTGGCTATTAGAGGGCAGCACAGACGAGCGTAGACTTGCAGAAATACATTATCAACAGCCAAGAGAAAACCTTATAGGCAAAACAACTATTTGGACTGCGAACGCAGACAAGCAAGGTGCCGAATTGGGCTATATAAACACTTCTACTATCAAAGATCTTGGCCCTGTTTATGGACAGCAATGGCGCAAGTGGGATGCACAGCTAGGATATGTGGATCAGATTGCACAAGTGCTAGAAGGCTTGCACAACGATCCTGATAGTAGACGACATATTGTAAGTGCATGGAATGCTGATCAAGTACCAGTAATGGCATTGCCGCCATGCCACACTCTTTTCCAGTTTCATGTGCAAGATGGTGAGTTAAGCTGTCAATTGTATCAGCGTAGTGCTGACATGTTCTTGGGCGTTCCGTTTAACATTGCTTCATACAGTTTGCTTACACATATGTTTGCGCAAATGCTTGAACTAAAAGTAGGTGACTTTATATGGACTGGCGGCGATTGCCATATCTATCAAAACCACATGGATCAAGTTAAAGAGCAAATTAAAAGAGTACCGCAAGCCGGGCCGCTATTAGCAATGCCACAGTTTAAAACTTTAGACGAACTTCTCAAAACTGTGCCACTTGATTATAAGCTAATTGGATACGATCCAATGCCTAGTATACAAGCGCCGATGGCAGTATGAGTAGAGAAGATAAAGCAGAAACTTGGCGTATACTAAATGAGCCGCCTTCGCCAAAGTTTCGTATAACAAAAACTGTTGTAAAAGCAAAATCAAGAAAACTCAAGGCAACATGGAACGTTGAAAAACCACAAGAGCTCGAATCAGAGTTTGGCGCAGATGTTGAAAAAGAAGTATTGAATATATTATTAAGGGGTAAAAAATAATGTTTTATACTGACAATATTCGTTCATTAACTGATTATGACATTTATGAAAAATTTGCATGGAGACCGATTCGATCAGATACTGGCAAACGTATTTTTTGGAAGAATTATTATGTAATTGTGAACTGGACTTTATACGGAGGTCCAATACGCGACACGTTAACCGAGAATGAATTCTTACTTTGGCAGTTAGAATACGAGCAACCGACGGGTGCAGATTGCCGCCTTATGCAAATGCGTAGCGCCTTCTTTAGTCGGAATTATAGATTAATTAAGGGGTTGCAGCGCCTATCTAAAAAATAGGCGCTGCGGGGTATTAAGCGTCGCCGTAAATTTGAAGGACTTCTTTAACTACTTGATGTCTTTCAATATCTTGGTGGCCAAACTCTACAACTTCAATGTGCGTAGTTTCGTGGTGTTTAACTTGATCAATAAAGTTAAGTAGACCGTTGTCTTTAAGCCTATCAGCTTGTCCAAGGTCACCAGTTACTGTCATTTTAGAACCATTACCGATGCGTGTTAGCAACATCTTCATTTGATTGGGTGTTGCGTTTTGCATTTCGTCTGCAATAATATACGAATCTTTAAAAGTTCTACCACGCATGTAAGCAAGTGGAGAAATCTCAATAATGCCTTCGGCAATCATTGATTCGATTTCATTAGCATAAAAATATTCTCTAAAGACATCAAATATTGGTCTTGTCCATGGAGCCATTTTTTGCTCTAATGTACCAGGTAGGAAGCCTAGATCTTCATCTGCACTTACTGCTGGTCTTGTTACCACAATGCGGTCAACTCGTCCCTCTAGAAAACACTTTACGGCCACCTGGCAAGCCAACATGGTTTTGCCGGTTCCTGCTGGACCTATCCCGAAGACTATGTCTTTCTGCTCGTCCAGTAGTTGTAACACGTATGTTTCTTGATTTCTATTTCTAGGGATGATGTCAACAGCTTGCTTCTTTTTTGGAAGGAAATTGTTAATTTTAACAACGTTATTAGTGCTGTTAGTTGAAAAGTTTGCTTGCCTTTTGTTGGCTCTAGCTTTACCCATTTAGTTCTCCTATTAGGTTGGATACAGGGTTAGTTTCCAAAGCAGGAAACTTCCTTCCCTGCACTTGTATTTAGCGATAGTGGTTCTAATAAAACTACGCATTGATTAATATTGATAAATATAAGTAATAAGATATTATAGGATTTCTAATGACAAATGTTCTTGATGAATTAGATGTAATTAAAAACATCGAAGGTATGTACGAAAGCAATAGTGCCTTCGAAGTATTAAAAGACTTTGAGCGCGTGTTGGACGAGCTTGATCTGTATGTTTATAAAAATTGGGAAGATGGCGAACTTGCGTCGGGTCCTAAAATTAATAGACATTGGATATCGGCTAAATTTTTCTGGCCAAGAGAAAAGATGCCTGATCCAATGGGCGGCAAAAGATTACTTGATTATGATTGCAAGGTTCTTTATGAGAAATCATATATTATGAAACCTCGTCAAGTTATTGATCCTAACGACTTGCGCCCAGGAACTAAAAAAGGTAAAATGGATAAGTCACCAATTTGGATTGTTGAAATCATCATGCCAAAGAAATTACTTGCTGATATGTATAGTGCAAACCTAGAAAATCTCGAGGACTTCGACGATGCAGATGTTGAACAAGCACCACAAGAAGCACCACCGGAAATGCAGGATCAAGCAGCACCTGACGCAGACCTTGAAGGAGGCGACATGTAATGGCACTACGTGAAGGCGATCTAAAAGATCTAGTAGACAACATATTAGAAATTGATTCCTATAGCAGTAAAATGGGCAACGACGAAAACATCGTTGTTCTAAGTTTTACAGTTATGGAAAATGAACCAGCCCAGGATCTAGTTAACTTTATCGAAAGAGGATACAGCTTTGTACTCGATGCTGATGTTTCGAGTGGAGAACAAAGCGACGGTATGTATAGAGTGTTTGTTGAAATTGAAAGAGATCCAGGTGTTGGTGAACAAATTATGGAATTAATGGATGGTGTAACCAAGCTTACAGCAAACAAAGATTTTAAGTTTAGATATTACAAAAGCTTTGATGCAAGCCCTATGACCCTTGAAGAACTATCAAGTAGAGTCCCAACCGATGTTGCAGGATATGAATCACTTGTAAATGAGTCAAACATGAATAATTTTAAGAACTTCTTCAGTAAGAGTTTTGTAGACGAAATTACACTGAATGAAGCTGGCGAACTAGTAATTAAGAAGATTTATGCCGATCCAGTTGGCTTTAAAGTTAAAGGATTTGGCGATTCGGTTGAAGTATACGAGTCAATAGAAGAAAAGATAAACATGAACGACTATGCCGAGATACTCTTTTTAACAAAGTATGTAGGCGACTATAATATAACAAAGTACGGGCAGCGTACTCTTACATTTGAAAATAATGGACACACACTGGTGTTAGAGAGATTGTAAATGGAAAGCCTATATAAGCGTTGTTATTGTGATAACTGCGGGCATGAATCACACTGCGGTGGTAATGCAACAATGCCTGGGTATCCAGTAGATCCGGAATTTATACAAGAAATAGTTGTATGCAGACATTGTCGCTGCGATAATTGTACAGAAAGAAGAGGGCATGACCCAAAAATTTAATTTTAGTTTTAGAGAAAGTCAAGTATTAGAACTGCTTAGAGGTAACAGCGAAGCAGACGACTGGTATGATGCAATGTACGAAGTATTGCCGTTATGGAAGATTAATACCATTGAAAGAGTTGCCGGGTTTATATCTCAATGTAGTCACGAATCGCAAAACTTTAGAAGACTAACGGAAAATTTAAACTATAGTTCAACAGGGTTGAACAATGTATTTCCAAAGTATTTTAAGAGAGCAGGACGTGATGCAAAGTTGTATCATCGCAAACCAAGAGCTATTGCAAACGTAGTGTATGCAAATCGCATGGGCAACGGAGACATTGCAAGTGGCGACGGCTGGCGCTATCGCGGTGGCGGGCTGATGCAGCTTACAGGCAAGTATAACTATACTAAGTTTGGCGAAGTTGTAAGAATGACTCCGGAACAAACTGTTGAGTATGTACGAACTAAAAAAGGTGCAATTGATAGTGCATGTTGGTTCTGGGACGAACGTAACTTAAACAAATGGGCAGATGCTCGTGACGTTAAGAAGATGACAAAGCTAATCAATGGCGGATACAACGGACTTGAAGAAAGAGAAGAAAACTTTGAACATGCATTAGAAGTACTAGGCGACACAAAGCCAGCTTACAAAACAGTCAAGCTCGGATCAAGAGGCCCAACTGTTCGTGCATTACAAGAAGAACTTGAAATTACAGCTGATGGTGTATTTGGTGTAGGTACCGAAGCTCACCTAAAAGCGTGGCAACTTGCTAATGGGTTAGTTGCCGACGGTGTAGCAGGGCCGAAAACACTTGCTAAAATATTTGGAGACTAATATGTGGAAAATAGCCTTAGGATTAGTAGTAGTAATAGCATTGCAGGCGGCAGCGTTTGCTTGGTACTATAAAGATTCACAAGCGACTATTGCTACACTCAATCAAGATAATGCAACACTTACAGTTGCAGTAGAACTAAACGAAGCAACTATTGCTTCATTGCAAGCAGACTATGAATTGGCACAAAGTGAAATGCAATCTCTAAACGAAGACTTTGCAACTATACGTAGACAAAACGATGCACTAGCAGACAAGCTATCAGAACACGACATAGGTTTCTTAGCAGCTAACAGACCAGAGCTTATTGAGAGATTAATTAACAGAGGAACTGAGAACGCATTTAGATGTTTTGAAATACTATCAGGTGCGCCATTAACAGAAGACGAAAGGAATGCCGAAAGTGCGACAGATTTTAATAATGAGTGTCCTTGGCTTTGGAATACTAGCAGGCTGCGCTAAGCCAAACGAACCAATATCTATTTCAACTGTACCAGTTAACAGACCTAGTCTTACGTTACCGGGCACAGACGAAGTAAGAGCACGTCCAGTAGAATGGATAGTAATCACGCCTGGTAACTTTGAAGAGAAGATGGCCGAACTGGCAGCAAGAGGCGAACCCGTTGTTATATTCGGCCTGTCAGGCACCGGTTATGAGAATTTAAGCTTAAATACAGCTGACTTGCGTACACTAGTTGAGCAGCAGCAGCGTATTATTATAGCGTACGAAAGATACTATCAGCAATCCGAGAGGGCTTTGGAAGGTGCTGTAATAGTGAACTAAATGGAGGGCTAACATGCCAAGAGAACACCCGGTTGAGGACGAATGGGCAGACGAACCGGCGTTTGAGCAAACTAGTAGATACAGAGGCGAAGCACCAACTGAGGGCAACAGCGACCACGACATAGTTATTGAAACTGGTGAAAATGGCGTTACACGTAAAATCAAATTGGACTTGCAAGTAGACACTACTGCAAAGGACTTAGGTCCTAACCCTTACGGTAAATGGATACACTTAGCTAGGGCTATCGACGCTTGGCGACCGTTCCCTAGAGCGTTTATTATAGTTTACATATACATTCTTTACAGAGTTATCGAATGGTATTTGTTGTTGCCCGATCCATCAATGGAACAAAGTGGATTAATATCCATTATTGTTGGAGCAGGTGCAGCATGGTTTGGACTTTACGTCGGATCTGGTGGCAGGGGTCCATCTGAATAATAAGTATATGTATGGATTATTACAAAATACTTGGAGTTTCAAAAGACTCATCTCAGGATGATATTAAAAAAGCTTACAGAAAGCTTGCTAAACAATATCATCCTGACCACGGCGGTGACGAAGTTAAATTTAAAGAAATTAATGAATCATACGAAACATTAAAAGACCCGGCTAAAAGACAGGCTTATGACACTCCCGGTGCTCGCACAGCTTTTGACCAGCCTGGATTTGAAGATATCTTTAGTAACTTCTTTGGTCAAAATGTACAACGACGTAACAGAGATTTAAGAATTGCTATTAAAATTAACTTAGAAGAAGTTCTCGAAGGCAAAGATATAATAGCAAGTTATACATTGGCAACTGGACAACAAACTACTGCTAATATAAGAATTCATGCAGGCGTCGAACACGGTGAGACTATTAGATACAAAGGGCTGGGCGACAATGCAGCAAGACAATTGCCCCGTGGCGATTTGCTTGTACAAGTTCAAGTACTAAGACACAAGATCTTTGAAAGAAACAACAAGCACTTGTATATGGAGCACGGAGTTAGTATATTTGATTTAGTACTAGGAACTAAAGTTGAAATAAAAACGCTTTCAGGATCAAGTATTAGTGTTAATATTCCAGAAGGGACTCAGCCTGGCACGACGTTAAGTGTTGCAGGCCACGGGTTGCCTACTAGAGTTACAGGCCAAAAGGGTAATCTTTATGTTACACTAAAGGCACGTATACCACAAAACCTTACAGCTGATCAAAGACAAAGGATTAAAGAAATAAATGATGAACTTAATAACAGCACCTGATGTAATGCTTGAAATGCCGGTTAAACCTTTTGAGTTAGACCAAATGCACCCTGCACCTATTGCATTAGACATGATAGACTTAATGAATGCCGAGGGCGGACTTGGACTTAGTGCCAATCAAGTTGGGCTTAACGCACAGATTTTTGTTATGAAAGTTATACTTAATAAGAAGGTTGGAACACCTTTAGTAGTTATTAATCCAATAATTAAAGGAATTAGTAATGAGAAGGAAGAAGGCATTGAAGGATGTTTGAGCCATCCGGGATTATTCCTTAAAGTTAAACGACCTATAAGTTGCATGGTGGAATTTGATACCTTGACAGATGACGGAAAAGCTGTTATACATATAGATGCAAAGTTTGATGACATAGACGCCCGTATATTCTTACACGAATACGATCATCTACATGGCGTACAGTTTATTAACCGTGTTAGCAAATTAAAATTAAAAATGGCCGAGAAACGCCGTAAAAAAAAGGATAACGCATGATTGACCCAAGTTTAGCATTACAACAAGTATTTGACAAGGCAGTTAAATATGCTCTTAGCTACCAGCACGAGTATCTAACTCTTGAGCACTTGCTTTGTGTAATGCTTGAAGATGACGAGTTTAGAGAAAGTATTATTGGATACGGTTCAGATCCTGATCTAATGAAAAAGAACCTTGAAAATTATGTTGCAACAAAGCTTAACGACATCAAAATTGATGATGAAAAGTTTAAGCCAAAGAAGACACAAGCAGTTGAACGAGTATTAAATCGTGCATTTGCCCAAATTCTTTTCCAAGGCCGCAACGAAATTCAAGTTATAGATGTCTTTACTAGTCTCTTAACGGAGAAGCGTTCGTATGCTTATTTTGTTACACAGCAAGCTAACATTGACAAAGACAAATTTACTGCATATGCTGCCACAAACGAAGATGGAGTTAGCGTAGATGAAGACGAAAGCATGGGTCCAGAAACTCGCGGGCCAGCAGCCAAAGCACTCAAAGCATTTACAACTGACTTAAACGACGAAGTAAGACAAGGCAAGATTGATCCTGTTATTGGTCGAGTTGAAGAAGTTGAACAAGTTGCACTAGCCCTCGGACGTCGCAGTAAGAGCAACGTATTGCTTGTTGGCGACCCTGGCGTTGGTAAAACAGCAATTGCCGAAGGTCTTGCATGGCGCATCGAAAACGGAGAAGTGCCAGAGTTCTTAAAAGAATACAGCGTTTACAGTCTAGACATTGGCAGTATGCTTGCGGGTTCTAAGTACCGCGGCGACTTTGAAGAGCGCTTTAAGCTTGTGTTGTCAGGCCTGCAAAAGAAAGGCAAGACTATTATGTTTATTGACGAGGCACACATGATTAGTGGTGCTGGTGCAGGTGGACAGAATAGCGCAAACGATCTTGCTAACATGCTCAAGCCAGCGTTAAGTAAGGGTAACATTAAAGTAGTTGCATCAACTACTTGGGAAGAATACCGCAAATACTTTGAGAAGGATCGCGCACTTATGCGACGCTTCCAGCGTGTTAGTGTTGACGAGCCGTCACCAGCAATGGCAGTCGAAATTCTACAAGGAATTCGTAAGTACTACGAAGACTTCCACAATGTAGTTATTACTGACGAAGCAATTGACGAAGCTGTAAAACTTAGTGTTAAGTATCAAACTGACAAAAAGCTTCCTGACAAGGCAATTGACCTAATTGATGTTGCTTGTTCAAGATTTAAGGTTAACGAGCAAACTGAAAATTGTGTTGTACACCCTGCAAACATTCAGTTTGAACTTGCAAAAATTGTAAACATTCCAGAAGAACAAGTTGCTGAAAAAGAAACTGAGAATCTTATACACCTTGAAGAAAATCTTAAAAGTAGTGTGTTTGGTCAAGACGAAGCAATTGAAGGCATTGTTGACAAGATTCTTGTTAGCCAGGCAGGTCTAAAGCCTGACAACAAACCAGTTGGAAGCTTTATCTTTATGGGCCCAACTGGTACAGGTAAAACCGAGACAGCAAAAGCACTTGCACACCACCTTGGTGTAAAGCTTGTAAGATTTGATATGTCGGAATACCAAGAGAAGCATAGTGTTGCTAAGTTTATTGGTGCTCCACCAGGGTATGTTGGGTTTGATGACAACGCAGGTCAGCTAATTGTCAAGCTACAAGAGAATCCAAACTGTGTTCTACTACTTGACGAGATTGAAAAAGCACACCCTGATGTTACATCAGTATTGCTTCAGCTAATGGACAACGGTAGAATTACAGGGTCAAACGGTAAAGAAGCAGATGCACGTAATTGTGTATTGATTCTTACAACCAACCTGGGTGCAAGAGCTTCTGAAAAGAACAGCATTGGATTTGGCGACACACTGGAAAAAGAATACGAAGACACTGAACTCAAGAAGTTCTTTGCTCCGGAGTTCCGCAACCGTCTGGATGCTACAATCACCTTTGCTAAACTCGGCAAGCCAGTTATGCTTAAGATTGTTGGCAAGTTTCTTGGAGAACTTAGAGAACAAGTTAAAGATAAAGGCGTTCATGTTACTGTATCAAACGAAGCTCTTGACTACTTAGTTGAGAAAGGATTTGATCCTAAGATGGGTGCAAGACCTCTACAGCGTGTTATTGACAAAGACATTAAGCGTCCGTTGTCAAGGCTTATGCTATTTGGCGAGCTAAAAGCTGGTGGAACCGTTAATATCGACATCGTTGATAGTTTAGTTAAACTTGAGGTAACAGCAAATGAGCAGTCTGAAACGGTCGGAATCTAAGAAGCTACACTACAAAAAGTATCTCTACAAGCTCAGAATTGGCAACCCGTTAGCAGCAATCTTTAGAACAGAAAGACAACGCGGCGGGAAGTTAGAGTTTGCCAAGGCAAGGATTGAAGAGTTCTTTGAACAACATCGCAATGGCGAGGCTATAACAAGTACACGATATAGAACACTTGTTACTATATCGTTTCAACAACTACTTGATGCAGATCGCATTTACAAAAGTTTACGTGGTGCAACAGATTATCTGTTGCGCTGCGAACATCAAACAATTATTATCTATACAAATAATTTAACGACGTTAACAAAACTAAGTAAGAACATTCGCACAGACGACATAGAACTTTGGGAGCCTAGTAAGGAAGTAGTTAGCTTTTTAGTAGCAAATGCAAACACTATTATAATCGATAAGCCTACAGACTTTCCGTACAAGATAACGTTTGGTCGTAAACCAGGCAAGGCCGAATTAGCTGATTGGATTGATAACAATTCCGATAAAGTTAAGATTGGCAATATATTACTTGAGAACCTAAGATGTGAAACTAGGTGGATACAAGGACAGTACTTTTATGTCAAGGATGAAAAGATCATCTTCCTTCTTAAGATAATGCTAGGTGATAATATAGGTAAAATAGATAAGCTAGTATACAAAGGCGACATTAGATAAATACTTTATGGCGAATAGTGAAAATATATTATCTGGTCAAACACACCCTGGGGAAAGTAGTACCCAGGGTGTGACTGGCGAAATGTTCAAAGGCGACGGATTCTACGGTAGGTCCGACGGTATACATACTGTACAATACAGCTTAGAAGGATTCATTGGATCCATTGAGATTGAGGCTACTCTTGCAACTGAACCAGTTGACGCAGATTGGTTCATACTTACCGAAACAACTCATACTAGCATAACAGTTGACGATGCCGAAGCATCGGGTGCGTTTATTAAAAACTTTACTGGCAACTATGTATGGGTAAGAGCAACAATACGTAACTGGACTGACGGTACTGTAAATAGCGTATTACTAAATCATTAAGGCAAAAGAATATGGAAAATTTTGTAAGTATCATTTGGAAAGAAGGCACCCTAAACGAGGAAGCAGTTGTAGACTCGCTTATTAACCTCGGAAGTATGCCTCTTAACGAAGACGGAACTAATTATCAACTTGGCGAAACAGTAGACGGTGAACATGTTCTACGTATTGCAATTAGCGAAGCACTTGAAGACGAAGAGTCTCATGCACTTGCAGAAGCTATTGCAGAAGAAATATTTGACATGGGATTAACTAATTTTGACATCGAAATTAGTGCAAAGGAATAATTATGAAACTTAATGAAATTGATGACATGACTGATCTTGATCCTACTCAGCCACTGCCGTGGAACATGGTAGATGACTTAATTGTTTTTATGAAAAATGAGAATAGTTTCTATAGACGTAAACTATATCCAATGCTGTTAAACGTACAAGAGACTGTAAGCAACGGTGGCAAAGTTAACAAGAAAGACTTTGTTCCTATCATTGACGACGCTATCAAAGCATACGTTGGTAAGTTTGGTTTGAACAGAAGACCAGACGATATGATGTCTCCATCAGAAAAGATGGAATGCATTGATAAACTTCTAACAGACGAGAAAGAAAGTTTCCGTAAGGGAGATTACTAATGTTACTTAGAGAAGTATACGAGCAAGACAACAAGACAGCAACCTTTGCGTTTGGTCGCATGAACCCTCCTACTATTGGGCATATGAAGTTAGCTGAAACTGTTGCAAGTTTGCCCGGCGACAGCTTCCTTTTCCTAAGTCACAAGCAAGCAAAGAAATCAGATCCGTTAGATTTTAATACTAAAGTAAAGTTTGTAGAAAGCTTCTTTCCTAACATTAAAGTAGGTAATCCAGAAGTACGTACAATTATTCAAGCATTGAAGCATCTCGACGAACAAGGATACAACAACATTTTTTTTGTTGCAGGTGCTGACCGCCTTAACGAGTTTGCTGAACTTATTCACAAATATAACGGCCAAGAATACAATTTTAAGAATATTAATGTTGTAAGTTCAGGTGATCGCAATAGCGAAGGCAGTCTTGTAGAAGCAATGAGTGCTAGTAAACTGCGCAAGGCCGCATTCAACGGCGACTATACAACGTTTGCAGAGGGTGTTCCTAACCCTAGAGCAGCTAAAGCACTTTACGCCGCTGTACGAAGCGGAATGGGCATTGAAGAAGCAACCCTTAGCCTGCCGCAGCGACCACAACAGCCACAAGCAGATGGCAAAGCACAACTAAGAACTCCGCAGCCACAACAGCCACAACAACAAACTGCGCCGCCTGTTACCCCAATACTTTTAAAAACACTAGAGAAATACCTAGACAAGTTGTTTGCAAGACTAGGAATCGATGTCGAGTTTACAAGACACTTCCTAGATAGAGTGAATGATGAAAGAAACATAAGACAAATTACTATACAAGAATTAGTAAAATTGTTTAGAGATACTTATAGCAAGTACGGAAAACAGATTGCACAAATGGGTCCAGATGCGCAAGCTGTAATTAAAGACATGCAAACAGACATTAACCTTCCATTTGTTCTTAATTGGGACGATCGTAACCAGCAACTTGACCTAGTTGCAAAGACGGTTATGCGCAAGAAAAACTTTACTACTCCAAATAAAGAGTTGAGAGTGTAATGGATGATATTAAAGAACTACAAAGACTAGCCGGTATAGGTGAATGGGGCGGATACAAAGAAATTCAATTCGAAGATCCATACCAATTTGCTGCGGACAATCGTCAAAAAGAAAAAGAGCAAGGTATTAACCCGGGCACAGACGAATGGTTTAAAATGTGGTTCGGTAATCCAAATCCTTACAACAATCCTCCACAGTTTAGAGGACGTACAAAAAAATGAAAATATACGAAATTGTAACTGAAACAAAGCTTGACAAACCTACACCGAGTGTTGCTGAACTAGTAAAAAAGCACAACGTTAGTAGCAGTCATATAAAATCACAATTAGCAAAAGGTACTAAGGTAGAACTTGAGCATACTAGTGATAGAAAAGTTGCTAGAGAAATTGCACTAGATCACATTGGCGAAGATCCAAATTACTATACAAAACTAAGTAAAATGGAAGAAGCAATAAGCAGAGATGAACTTATTGCAAATATAAGTGCAAAGCAAAAGCAACGTATGCTAGATGCAATATTCATGTACCTTGATAAAGCAGTGAAATCAGATCCTGAAAAGGATGTAAGAAAACATGCATTTCAAGTCGGAAGAGAAGTTGACCTTAGTGGTGTTGGGCTCAATCCTAGGATGTTATCAAGACAGTATTCTCAGAAGACTGGTATCCCGGAGAGTTTTACAGAGTCTAATGATTTTACCGATGCGCGTATGAATGCTATTAAAGCAGGTAAGTCAAGCTTTAAAGTAGGCGGCAAGACATACAAAGTAACCGGTGACACAACTGACGAACTAAACGCCGAAGACCCAGATGCAAGTAAGTGATCTTATAAATGAAGATGGTCGTGTTGTCAAGGGCGTTAACACTACAATCGATGTAGGTGTTGGTGAAATTCCGCGACAAGCAGCTAAGTACGGTAATGATGTGTCTATTAATGGCTTCCCTCCATTTTTGCGCACCGACGGCAAAGTTCAAAAGAAGAAATTAACTGCAATGGAAGAAGCTTGTATTGAAGGCGGGCACGACATAAACGATTTGTCAGTGCCTAAACAAAAGCTATTTGATTGGAATAAATACTAGCATGTTATTAAGAGAGCTTGATCAAAAGACTGGATTTTCTATCTTCACTGCAAACGTTCGCGTTAAGCAACGTTATTACAGTCAGTGGATCCCTGTTCAAGTCTCAGCACGAAACATGCAAGAAGCAAAGAAATTAATTCAAGCACAGTACGGACCAGATGCTACTATTAATGGCATAAGGAGTTCAAAATGAAAATAGATGAAATTACCTGTTGGGACGGCTATCGTAAAGTCGGTACTAAAAAAGGCAAGAACGGCAAGCGAGTTAACGACTGTAAAAAAGTTAAAGAAGTATATAAACAAAAGGACGGCGACTACGCTAGAGATGGCGGGCCGATGCCTAAAAAGAAAAAAAGAGGCCCGCACCCATTGGGCGGAAAGTTAGTAGGTTAAAATGAAAATAAATGATGTAATTACAGAATACGGACAACCGAGCATTGGAACTAAGATTACTGCTACAAAAAACGGACGACCAATCCCTGTTCAGTTTAGTGATTTGCCAACGCCAGTTAAGCCACACCATATACAACAAGAACTTAAAATGAAGATTCCTCAAATCGGCGAGATTGATAGGATGAACATTTCAAGAGAACTTGCAGCGGGCAAGCCTGCTAAGTTAAATGATGTTCTATTTCAAATCCAAGATCAAAAACCAAGAGAAATGTAATGGTTAAAATTAATGACATAGTAACTGAAACAGCATCGGCTGGCGCGGGCAGTGCTGGCGGCATTGCAACAGTTACCGGATCAGTTGGCGGGATGCAAAAACGCAACATGTACAACGCCGACGGTACAATGAAAAACGCATTAGATCAGGATAATATCTTCGCTAACTCGGCTCCAAAAAAGAAGCCAGCAAAGAAGAAAAGATAAATATATTAAAGTTTCCGGAGACAACTATGACAATGAAAAAAACAAACGAGGGTATAGCAGAACTTGCAGGTACAGCTGATGCAGATCACGAAGTACAAATGGCTCGTGCAGAGCTTTATAAGATTGCACAAAATGCAGTTGAGCTTTACCAGATGCTAAAGAATGTTTCCGAGCAAGAAGGTCTCGAAGCTTGGCAACAATCAAAAATTACTAAAGCAGCTGATTACATTCAAAGCGTACATACTGCTCTTGAATACAGTCAAAAAGTTGCAACGCCAATTGAGAAGCCAATGGTTCCAGGCATGTCAGAATCACAGATTAGTGAATATAAATCACTACTTGAGAAAGCAAAATCAAAAGCACAACAACGTTATATGGGCATGGTCCATGCTGCACAAAAAGGCGAAAAGCCTGCTTCAGCAGAAGTTGCTAAGACTGCAAAGACTATGAAGAAATCAGATGCTACAGATTATGCAAGTACAAAGCATAAAGGCAAGCCAGAGCACGTCAAGAAAAAGTAATGTCTAATTCTGCCGAGGATTTAGTTTGGCAGACTGTAGACCCTGATGACATCTGGGTAATGGATAAACTAATACTATCACGTAAGCTTAAATATAATTGCGGCCCGGTTGGATTAGATGTTCCTGTGCCGGGCTTTTATATTGTGCGCCCGTGCGTTAATATGATGGGATTAGGGTTAGGTGCGCACAAAGTTTGGCTAGACCGATGCACACTGCATTTACCGATTGGATACTTTTGGTGTGAATGGTTTGACGGTAGGCACTTGAGTGTTGATTACCAACATGGATTACAAAAACTATGTGTCGAAGGATTTAAAAATACAGATACATTCACACAATGGACTGAGTGGAAGCGCACAGAAGATTACGGCGCACGTCCTGAAATACTCAAAGACTTATTTAAAAAATACAAATGGATCAACTGTGAGTTTATTGGTAATAAACTAATCGAAGTACATTTCAGACACAACGAAGACTTTGAAGGTGGCATTGATCATTTTATACCAGTTTGGCTTGGTCAAAGTACAACGCCGCCAGACGGATATAGTTACAGAGATTATTCTGATGTTCATGGAAGAATTGGCGCATTTATTAAATAAAAACCTTGACAAAACCGCATTTATCTAATATAGTAAAGTAATTACAACGGAGGTTTTTAATGAGTGATAGAGTCTACGGACCAGAAGAGAAATCCAAGTTAGAGAGACTAATTAAAGAAGGCGTTGGCGTCCTTCAAGAAGTAGAAGATCTACAAGGCGGATTAAGAGAAACTGTTAAGGCAGTTGCAGAAGAACTTGACGTTAAGCCAAGTCTTATTAACAAAGCAATCAAAGTTGCAAAGAACCGCGATTGGGACAAGCATCAAAGTGAATTTGATGATCTTGAAACTATTGTAGCTATAACAGGTTATGATAAAGATGCCTGAAGAAATACCTGAGCACAAAGACATTCTCGGCAATGTGATTAAGGTAGGGGATACCGTAGTGTATCCCCAACGCAACGCTTTGTGTGTTGCATCAGTTGCTAAGTTAAATCCTAAAATGGTTAATGTAGTAGCAGTCGGATACAGTTATCCTGATCGAAAATATCCTAGTGACATACTCGTAGTCGATGATCCGAAAATTACAATGTACATGCTTAAACACACTAAGTAGTGTTAGTGTCGTTCACTTTACGAACAGGTTAAACGGTATGCTGGCCATAAACAGCGAGGAGAAATAATGAATGACCCGTACAACTGGCTAGAAGCCTATGACGAAGTGGAGAGATGCAACGAATGCATTAGACCAGAAAGTTGTCTTCGAGAATGTGTTTTGGACAAATATGTTCATGAAGACGTAGCCAAAATTAGAGACGAGGAGATTCACAATGCCATACGTTGACGCGTTCTTTGATCGCAATGCTGATACAATCAGAATTGTCGAACGAGACGATAATGGCAAACGAAAGTTTGTCGATCATCCTGTAAAATACACATTTTATTACGAAGATCAAAAAGGAAAATACAAGAGTATTTTCGGTAATCCGCTTTCAAGGATTATATGCAAGAACACAAAAGACTACAGAAAAGAACTTGCAATCAATAAAGGCAAAACATTATTTGAATCGGACATTAATCCTGTATTCCAATGTTTAAGCGAAAACTATCAAAATCAAGATGCCCCTAAGCTAAACGTTTGTTTCTTTGACATCGAAACAGACTTTGATCCAGAGAGAGGCTTTGCGCCACCTTCTGATCCGTTTATGGCAATCACTGCAATCACAGTACATCTACAATGGACTAACGATCTTATTACAGTAGCAATGCCTCCAAAAGGAATGGCCATCGAAGATGCTAGAGCAATGTGCGAAGCGCGTTGGGGCAATGACGTGTTGTTGTTTCCAAACGACAAAGACGGCAACGGCGAAAGAGAAATGCTTAATGTGTTTCTTGATCTTATTGGCGACGCTGATATTGTAAGTGGATGGAACAGCGAAGGATATGATATTCCGTATACTGTAAATAGGATTGCAAGAGTATTAAGTAAAAATGATACAAGACGTTTTTGTTTATGGGATCAACTTCCTAAGAAGAGAGAATATGTTAAGTACGGAAAGAATGCCGAAACGTATGATTTAGTCGGACGTGTACACATGGACAGCTTAGAGCTTTATCGTAAGTACACATACGAAGAACGTCACAGCTATAGACTTGATGCTATTGGTGAGATGGAAATTGGAGAAAACAAAACAGTATACGAAGGTACACTTGATCAGCTTTATAATAATGACTTTGAAACGTTTATTGAATATAACAGACAAGATACTGCATTGCTCGACAAGCTAGATAAGAAGCTAAGGTTTATTGAACTAGCAAGTGAAATTGCACACGATAACACAGTTTTGTTACAAACTACAATGGGTGCGGTTGCTGTTACCGAACAAGCTATTATTAACGAAGCACACCGTAGAGGTATGCAAGTGCCTAACAGAAAAAATCATGGAGAGAATACACAAGCAGCAGGTGCTTATGTTGCTTATCCAAAAAAAGGATTGCATGAATGGATTGCTTCAATGGACTTGAACTCTCTATATCCAAGTGTGATTAGAGCGTTAAACATGGCACCTGAAAGTATTGTAGGACAGTTACGTCCTACAGAAACTGATGCATTTGTGCATGAGCAAATGACCCTTAAGAAGAAGTCATTTGCTGCATCATGGGAAGGACTTTTTGGCACCCATGAATACACACAGGTAATGGAAAAGCGTCGTGACAAGGATATTATAATTGATTGGGAAGATGGACGCTCGGATGTTCTAAGCGCAGCAGAAGTAAATCAATTAATTTTTGATAGCAATCAGCCATGGATGCTAAGTGCCAATGGTACTATCTTTACACACGAGTTTGAAGCTGTTATTCCAGGTCTGCTAAAGCGTTGGTATAGCGAGCGTCAAGACTTGCAGAAGATGCTAAAGAAGGCAAGAGCTGCACAAAACAGTGCAGAGATTGCGTTTTGGGATAAACGACAACTAGTTAAAAAGATTAACCTAAACTCGTTATATGGTGCTATTCTTAATCCAGGTTGTAGATTCTTTGATAAACGTATTGGGCAATCTACTACGCTAACTGGCAGGGGCATTGTTCAACACATGAGCGCCGAAGTTAACAAAACTATTACAGGAAAATATGACCACGTCGGCGACGCTGTTATTTACGGCGACACCGACTCGGTATACTTTAGTGCATATCCTAGCTTAAAGAAGGATATTGACAACGGTAGTATTCCATGGACTAAAGATAACGTTATTGCATTGTATGATCAAATTGCTGATCAGGTTAACAAAACGTTTCCAGACTTTATGGGCAGAGCGTATCATTGTCCTAAATCTCGTGCAACAGTTATTAAAGCAGGCAGAGAAATTGTTGGCGAGACTGGACTGTTTATTACAAAGAAGCGTTACGCAATTCTTGTATTTGACGACGAAGGTAACAGAAAAGATGTTGAAGGTAAACGAGGCAAAGTTAAGGCAATGGGCTTAGACCTAAAGCGAAGTGACACACCTGTGTTTATGCAAGACTTCTTAAAAGAATTACTTGACATGGTTCTGTTCAAGCAGCCGGAATCAGATATTCTTAATGCCATTACTGAGTTTAGAACATTGTTTAAAGATCGTCCAGGTTACGAAAAAGGCTCTCCAAAGAGAGCAAATAATATTTTGCATTATCAGAGACTTGAAGAAAAGCAAGGTAAAGCTAATATGCCAGGACACGTTAGAGCAAGCATTAACTGGAACACACTCAAGCGTATGAACGGAGACAAGTATTCGCAAGAAGTTGTCGACGGCATGAAGGTTGTTGTGTGTAAGGTAAGGGCCAACCCACTTGGTTATACTAGTGTTGCTTTTCCAACAGACGAGTTACGTTTGCCAGATTGGTTTAAAGAATTGCCGTTTGACGACGCAGCAATGGAAGAAACTATTATTGATAACAAACTTGGCAACCTTATTGGAGTTCTAAACTATGATCTCGAAAGTACTAAGCGAAATAATACTTTCACTGACTTCTTTGACTTTGGTGATTAATGAGAGAATTTTATAAGCACGCTCCTTATTTGTGTACGTTAGATAATAAAGATGCTATAGTGTGGATACCAAAAAATGCTTCAAGCTTAATTAGACTTGCATATTATCGTCGACATGGCGAAGATTCTAACTGGCGTGGCATCGACTGGAGGAAACATAGGATAGATCAGTTTCATGTAATATTACGAGATCCATATAAAAGATGGATAAGTGGTATGCAGGAATTTTATTTACACAATCAAGATAAAGAAGAAATGATATTAGATACAATTGAAAAAATTGAATTTGATGAGCACACTGTTCCACAATCGGATTTTCTTCTTCAACCAAAACGTAATGACAATAACACTAGAACTATTCGCTATTATGATTTAGAAACAGACGGATTAGAGAAATTAAACAATAAATTTAATTGGTTTAAAGAAATTCCTTTACATTATTCTGCTACAGATTTTCCAGCTAAAGTACAATTCAAAGAAAAGCTCGATAAAGTTATAGATAAAAGATTAATTAAGAAAGTTAAACAATTTTATTCTTCGGATTATGATTTAAGAGAAAGGGTTTTTAGATTATGAAAGTAGGTATTACATTTTCAGCATTTGATCTATTACATGCAGGACACATTGGCATGTTACGCGAAGCTAGAGAAAATTGCGATTATTTGATTGTAGGGTTACAAACCGACCCTACAATCGACAGGCCCGATACAAAGAACAAACCGGTACAAACACTTGTAGAAAGATATGCACAATTAAATGCATTAAAATTTGTTGACGAGATTGTGCCCTATCAAACCGAGCAAGACTTAATAGATATACTAGAACTTTTTCAACTCAATGTTCGTTTCTTAGGAGAAGAATATAAAGAAAAAGAGTTTAGTGGAAAAGATGTTTGTCGCAGACGCGGCATACAATTACACTTCAATAAACGTGATCACAGGTTTAGTACAAGTAATTTGCGAGAGCGAGTAGCAAAGGCAACAAACAATGAATAAATTTATTTTTGATGTGGACGGAACACTAACTCCGAGTAGAGGGAGCATAAGCCAAGATCATGAAGATTTCTTTTCTGCATTCTGCTCTGCTAATCCGGTATATCTAGTTACCGGATCTGACAAAGATAAGACAATTGAACAACTAGGCGAGCGTATTGTAAATAAGGCCGTGATGGTTTTTAATTGCTCTGGAAATGATGTTTGGCAAAAAGGCGAAAACATTTATACAAACAAGTGGACTCTGCCAGAAGAAGTAGATAACTATTTAATGAACACATTAGCACTTAGTGATTATCAAGATATGACTGGTAATCACTTAGAAGTCCGACCCGGTGCTGTAAATTTTAGTATTGTTGGCAGAAACGCCAACGCAGAACAAAGACAAAAATATATCGAATACGATACTGAAACAAGTCAGCGCCAAAGAATTGTAGAAACCTTTAATAAGTTTATGCCGGACCGATTTAAGTGTGAAGCTGTTATAGGCGGCGAAACAGGAATTGACATCTATCCTAAAGGGTTTGACAAGAGTCAAATTTTAAAAAGAATCAAATACACTAATAAAGATAAATTGTTTTTCTTTGGTGATAAGATCGAACCCGGCGGCAATGACTTTTCACTAGCTGAAGCTATTCGAAAAAACCGCTTAGGAATCGTTGTTCCAGTTCGTAACTGGAATCACACATTCGAAACACTTGCGTATTATATGGAGGCTAAGATAGCAAAATGATAGCATTGGCAGGATTTGGATTTGTTGGAAAAGCACACTACGATGTTTTTAAAGGTCATTTTGACTTTGAAATAGTTGATCCATTGCACAACAACACCAAGCTAGAAAAATTAGAAAACGTTGAGGCTGTAATTTGTTGTGTACCAACACCGGAGGATAGTAATGGAGGATGCGATATTACAAATGTAATAGATGTTCTATCAAAGTCTCCCAAAGACGTTCCGATACTAATTAAAAGCACAATTGATCTTAACGGATGGAATCAAATTAAAGACAAATTCCCTGCACACAACATAACGTTTAGTCCTGAATTCTTAAGAGCAATATCATCAACAACCGACTTAGCTGATACAAACCAATTTATATTAGCTGGCGAAAACGTTCTCTTCTGGAGAGACTTTTATAAAAAGCATAACAACAGATCCAAGTTTTTGCTTTTATCAGTTGAAGAAGCAATACTTGTTAAGTATTTCAGAAATGCGTTTTTAGCTACTAAGGTTAGTTTCTTTAACGAAGTATACGACTTTTGTAAAGCACACGACATTGATTTTGACAGTGTAAGAAAAGGAATTACCAAAGACAAACGTATTAGAGAAAGTCATTCGTTTGTTGATCCAGATTATGCACGAGGATGGGGCGGAATGTGTTTTCCTAAAGACACAAGCGCTCTATTAAAAATGGCAGCAAATAAAAATATTAATCTAAATACACTTGATGCAGCAGTAAAATACAACAAAATAATTCGTAAAAAGACTTGACGTTTTACCGAATTAATTATATAATAAACTATTATTGGAGACTTAAATGAGAGACATACTACTTGATATTATAAATCATACACACAGCTTAGGGTTCATTACTATGCTTAAAGTTACAGCAGAAAATGAAAACGAAACTAGACTTGACGCAATGACAGAGAATCGTGCTGTTATTATGTCGGCAGTCACAAAACAGCCAGTTGGAGAATTCAGCGGAGTGTTTGGTATGCCAGACTTAAACAAACTTGCATATCACCTTAAAAACCCAGAGTACAAAAAAGAAGCAAACATTGAGGTGCGCCAAGAGGAAAGAAACGGTGAAACGATTCCTGCTCAGATTCACTTTGAAAATGCTAACGGTGACTTCCAAAACGATTATCGTTTTATGAACAGACAGATTATCGAAGAGAAACTAAAGACAGCAATGTTCAAAGGCGGCGACTGGCGCGTTGTAATTGAACCAACTATGGCAGCAATTGGCCGCTTGAAACTTATGCAAGGTGCGCATTCAGAAGAAACTGTATTCCAAGTTAAAACTGAAGATGGCAATCTAAACTTTTACTTTGGTGATGCGGTTACACACGCAGGTCACTTTACATTTGAAAGTGGACTTACTGGATCCTTGCAAAATAGTTGGTCTTGGCCAATTTCCGAAGTTGTTGATATCCTAGGACTCGACGGCGATAAAACAATGAGTATTGCAGACGGCGTTATGAAGATTAGTGTCGATAGCGGATTAGCAGTGTACGATTACATGCTGCCAGCACAACAAAAGTAAGGAACGAACATGAACGAACAAGAACTTTATGAGTTTGCTAAAATGTTTGATGCAGCTATTGCATCAGACAATCCAGCTGTAAAAAAAGCATTGCGCAACTTTATGTTAATTGCAGCTATTTCCGAATCAGAAAATGCAGGTGAAACTGGCCCATTCCAGGGTATGTTTGACAGGTTGACTAAATTAGAAAATGACGTTGCTGTTTTAAGAAATTCCGGCGGTGTCTATAGCGGCGGCTATGCCAACCCAACATGGGTTGCCGGAACTGGTATTGGTTATCCAGGATCTTATACTGTTACATCAGGAGGCTATAGCGGCAGGTCCTCAAACACTTCATCAATTGACGCAATCGGGTCATCGACAGTTACAGAACAACAAATTATCGATCTCCTGTCAGATTTAAAAACTGACAAGTATTGGAACGACGATGACGTAAGCAGCATAGAACAAGCATACAAGGACGCAAATGGAAAGTAACTTAACTTCTACCCAAAACGACTATGCATTCTTTTTACCTAGTATTAGTGGATTCTATGCTACATTTATCGGTAAGCAGCGTTATAGTGAATACGTAGACTACAATCGTA